CGCATCAGTTCAATATCTCATAGAGCACGGATGCTTTGCGCTGCGTAGGAGCATCGGATTCGGTTGTCTGCTGGTTGCCCTTTTTCACGGTACTGGACTGCTTCTGGCTAGCTACCTGCGATGGCGGTAGTGTCCCGTACTCGGGCTTTACAGTCTTAATCTCTTTAAGTCTGAAAGCAATCGGAGCCGACTCGCTCATATCCTCGTCATGGGGCATCTCCATTATCATCATTTCAGGATAGGAACGAACCTTTGTTTGCACGATAACCGTGCGCCCATCAATGTACGCTTGGCGCAGCTTCTCGAAGGTATCCCGAATTTCATCGGTCAGCAGTAGCGGAAGATCGATCTCTACCGGGTCGAAGTAGCGATGATCAGAACGCTGCGTGCCGTCTTCAACCGCAAAGCTGGTTACTTTGGACGTTTCGCGAACCGTGACCCGCATCGGGTTGAGGCCGGCAAACAGGGGCTGAAACGTCTCACCATCCAGAATGGCAACTGCATCCTGCGCGGACTCGTTTAGGCCTGGGTTTGTCAGTGCCATTAGCGCTCTACCCCGCTGGAGAATTCATCGTCCATATCGGCAATCTGCTGATTCAGTGCTCCGCCAATGCCAGACGCCACGCCGTTAGCATCGGTCGCCTGAGTCTGCACGTTTAGCTGTCCGATCTCTACATTGTTGCTGCGGCTGACTGCGCTGTTGGAGTTGGTAATGGCGTTGCTGGTTACAGAGTTCAGCGGAGATGCTGCTGCGGATGCAAGCTGAGCATTCCCATCAACTACACCGAACCGAGATGCAGCCCCACGAGCTCCGCCGGCATTGTCCTCGCTACCGAATCCGAAGAACTCAGCCGCGGATAGCAGGCCTTCTTTGACTAGGTCTACGCCCTTCATTATGAAGTCGAACGTCGCCTTCCAGCTATCTACAAGGAAACTGAATACTGCGCCTAGAGCAGTCCCCATCAACTTAAACGCATCGATCACCGCAAAGACTACGTCCTTCACGATGGGGTACTTCTCGAACACCTGGCCAATGAACGAATCATTGCCCTCGATGAAGTTCATGATGTCGTCATAGGCCAGAGCGAAGGCCGCAGCGAGCGCCGTGATCACTGCAGCAATGGCGATGATGGGCCATGTTGCCGCTAGGGTTGCAGCAGCAGCGCTGATCATCGCAGGCAGGTATATAGCCGTAATCACGGTCGCGATGGCGATAAAGAAGCCGGTGATGAAGTCTGAGTGCTTGCCGGCCCACTCAACGACCTTTGTCAGCCACTCAACCACAGTGGTCAGCACTGGGAGCACAGCGCTCATGAAGTTTGTGCTCGCTCCTTCCCATGCTCCACGAAGAGCATTGGTCGACTCGGTAAACTTGCGGGCGTTCTCTGCGGCCTCCTTGGTGACGACGCCTTGTTCCTTCTGGACGGCAAGCATGCGCTCGAGCTCTTTTCGGCCACGCAGCACCAGCTCTACCGTCTTGTTGTCGGTAATGCCCAACTCCTTGATGCGGAATACTGCTTCTTCGCGGCTGAGGTTCTGCACCGAGTCAGCCAGGCGCAAAATGCCCTCTACGGCATCGATGGCGTTTCCCTTTACGTCGCGCAGGGATACACCCAATCCGGTCAGTGTCTTGGCCCGCTGCGATTCCACGTCCTGCAGCGCCTCGCCGATTGTCTCGGCCATGTCCACAAGGGAGTCCCTGGCGCCTTGTGCATCCCCGCCAGCAGCTTGGGCAGCACGGCCAAACGCATCCAGTTCTTCGACAGCCAATCCCAAGGCGTCGGCAGTGTTGGCTAGATTGGTGACTTCCTGGGCGCGCACCACAGCATTGGTGATCAGCGATCCAACGCTAACCGCGGCAGTCAATGCGCCAAGAGCCTTCGACGCGAACCCGGCAAATGCAGAGCCGGTCTTGCTGGCTTGGTCGTCGGTCTTCTTCAGGCTGTCGATAAGATCGTCAGCGCTCTTGTCTGAGCGCCTAAGTCCATCATCAAGCTTGCTGGTATCAGCCTGGAAAACCGTGACGAAGGTATCTAGCAGCATTCTGGCTCCTGCAAAAACGGGCCTCTATCGGCCCGCTTTCTTTTTGCTGTGTTCGACTGCGAGCATCTCATTGTAACGGTTGGTCACGACGATTTCCCACAGGTCAAACGCTTCTTCTATGTCGATTGTGGTTTTGAGTTCGGTCCAGCTTGCAAGTCCCGCACTAACGATGGCGGCAAAGAAGCCATCAGCGTTGAGATAATCTTGGGAAGGTGTGTCTCGATCAAGCCTGTTAAGAAACTTGACAGGCCGCCTTGTCCGAAAAAACTGTAGTTGTACTCGAGCATGGCGAACTCGATACGCAACAGGGATTCGCCGTCTGGTACGTGGTTGTTGATCAGGTCGATATTGGACAGTCGCAGCGGATCTTCACGCCCCTCTACCACAACTGCCACATATCCCATCAGCTTGAGCATCGCCTCTTCACTGGCCTTGTACTCGCCGAGCTTAGGGATGTTGCTGACAGGGTAGTTAGCCATGATGTAGCGACTTGCTACAGCCGGCAGACGACTGATCACGAATTGCTTGATGTTGCCGTCACGGTCCTTGATGTCGACCGTCTTCGGCTGGATAAGCGGAGTAGACATTCCAATTCCTCTGATTGGCCTCTAATTGATTGCCGGCAGACGCTGAGGTCGGCGCTTTTCGGGTGCCCCCTAGCCGGCTGGTGCAGCATAGCAGTTACAGCGACTGGTTCCGAGTGCGCTGGAAGTCCTGGAAGGCGAAAGCATAAGACGGTGTCTTGATGCGGCCAGCGCTTGCCACGCCCTTACCAGGGATACCATTGGTCATCTTGCCGTTACTCAGGGTGGCAGTGGTGCCGTCCGGATAGTTGGCGATGATGGTGATGATGTCGCGAGCAACAACCTTGCCGCGTGCTGCTCGATTTGCCTCGAACAGGATCGACAGATTGTTGTCCGCGGCACTACCAGGGATGACGTTGATGGTAGTAGTCAGCGGGACCGGCGAGCTGAAGCTCACAAGGTCACCGTTAACGTTCATCGCAGTCGTGGCGATGTCGATAGCCGGGAAATCCAGCGGGTCGGCATCATCCGCGAACTCGGTCACAGTGAAGCCGTTCGGGAACGTCTTGTCCGCGATGATGGTAAGGCTGATGCCTGTTGCGCTTACGTCTTCCACGTGTCGTCCCCTTATACCAGGTTGTGCGAGCCTTCGACCTTGCGAACAACGTCGTTCTTGCTATAGGCCAAGGTGTATTGTGCGATGTACTCGGTAACGCCGCTCGGACCGGTCTCCTGCACGATGACGACATCCAGCCAGAAGCCCTGGATCTGTACATCGCGCCATGCGTCCGGATCGCCAGTCAGCTGGGTAACGGCGATCTGCTGAGCAACGGTAAGCTCCTTGCCCATCAGGATGGTTCCGTTCAGCTTGGCGCGGTTCACGCCCTCCATGATCTGGCCACGAATGTAACCACGGCCTTCATTGTTGGCAGGGATGCGGCCGAGGGACAGTTGCAGGCTCAGCAGGCGAGCGGTCAGGAACGCTTTAAGCCACTGCTCGTTGGCGTGCACGTTCATGTCCAGCGGAGCAGTGGCGCCACCCATCAGGTAACCGCGCTGGAAGAAGGCGAGCTTCTGGCCGGCGCTGGCGGTCTCGCCGTAGTAGTTCACGCGATGCTCGTCGAGGACGTCTGCCTCTGCATCGGTAGTCACGTCGGCAGTGAACGGACCTTGGCGGTACATGTAGTTCACAGTCGCATTTTGGCGGCTGTAGTTGGTCGCAGCCATGATCGCGGCCGGCAGTGCTTCCTTCCATTCGCCGGCAGTGGCGTTCAGGATCAGGCCGACCGACTGGATGTTGATCAGCGCAGCTTGGTAGTCCTCTTCGTCGGACTTGGCAACCTGTACATACAGCTGATACTTGACGTTCTGAGAGGCCACATAGGTAGCCAGCTCTACGGCCTCGGACACGCTCAGGATGCCATTGATGGACGAGCCATTGCTGAACGATGTAGAACCAAACGAGTCGGTAATCTGCTCAGCATTGCGGAATGCCTCGAGCGGGGTCATGGCAACAGAGCCAGGGCTCATGATGTCGCCAGTGACGCCCCAGCCAAGCAGAGGGGCAAGATCGGTGCCGACAGAGGCATCGCCAACATCGATTGCAGCGTTACCAGTAGTTCCGCCGAGCAGATTGAACGCACCAGCAACGGCGTCATAGGTGACGGTTGCAGCGGTCCAGTTAGCGCCGCCAGCGACATACGCCTGAATGGCAGTTTGCAGGGCGGCGGCGACATCGGCGAAAGAAGCAGCCGTGCCGAGGTTGATGCCGGTCAGCTCGTGGGTAGTAGCGCCCAGAGTCAGATTCAGAGCGCCATCCGAGATGGCCTGGAGCGCGGTCAGCTGGGTATTGATCTCGGCGCCATAGATGCGGGCCGCACGAGCAGTCTTTGGCCATGCAGCAAAGCGCAGACGCTGAGCCTGGGAAGCTGGAGCCGGGCTGATGTACGCGAAGTACTGGTTAGCAAACACAGTCTCCGGAGCAGAGGCGCCGAAGTAATCAATCGCGCCATCGCGATCAACTACAACCATGGCATCTACAGGGACTCGGGGATCGGTGGTGAATCGAAGGCCGATCAGTTCGCGCTCAGCTACTGCTTGCGCTCCAATCACGCCGGAGGTGATCTGAACATACCGTTCAATACTGATCGACATCGGGTCGGCTCCTATACTCGGATAGCTTGGAAATCGGTTGAAGTGATAGACGGAGTCGTCTGGATTATCGTCCGTTTATGCGTAACGGTAAAGTCAAAGCTAGGATTGGCCTCGAAATTGCCTTCATCGTTTACAAAGAACGGATTTCTAACTTCGGTGATGCGCTGCAGGCCGACATTCTCAGCGGTCAAAGCCTGCAAGAATGGCTGTGAGGCAATGAGCATTGCAGCGATTTCGGTCAGGTCTTTGGCTCTCATTTCATTCAGGTCATTGATGTTTGCCGGCGTAAAGCCTTGCACCTGGAAAGTCTGCTCGTGCCATTGGCCTTCAGTGTGGATATGATCGCCTGACTCTTCGTCGTAAACGTCACGCCTTTCCTGCCACCCATAGCGACGCGACGGCATGGCGTTGATATAAATCCCGCGGGCATCCCTGCCTTGAGTAGTTGGCTGGAATGCAACGATGACAGGCAGGTCACTGATACCTTGATGAGCAAGCAAGGCGATCATTGTTTGCCGGATCAGTATGCCAAGCTGGTTGTCGGTCATTGGAGCGCCCTTACGACATCGGCAATCAGATACGGGAGGCGCCAAATGCCGATAACAAACCCCGCCATAAACAGAAGCGGCACGATATAGCCTATCACCCCGATCTTGTTGTCTTCCGGATTAAGACTTTTGTTGATTCCCATCACGCATGTCCCTCATCAACCAGCACAAGACCACGCCAGCCATCCTGGATCAACCAATCTGCCTCGTCGACAACCTCAAGGCGGCGGTTGTTCCAGCGCAACCAGTCAGGCGAATCATCGCGGCGAACGCCCTCAATGCCGTTCGAGGTGTAGAAGGCGTAATAGGTCTTGGCCAGGTCGAGCCCCATCGCTTCGTATTTGGCCTTGTCGATAGGCTGAAGAGATCCATAGATCACGACAGGATCTGCGTAAGTAGTAATGAACTCCCCTAGCGCATTCTGAGTTCGCCCAGTTGCGCGATACCAAGCAAGCGCCTGCGCGCCGATCACGGTCAGCGCTAGGCTTAGGAGGTTGCTGCCTGGCACGATCATTTATTCACCACATCCGCATCGACTTGGCTAAGCATATACCCGGTATCAACAAGCGGCTTGGTCGAAACGCCGGGCGTTTTTCTGCGCGATCTGCGTGCCTCAATAGTGCTCTCGGCCAGCTCTGGAGTCATCACCAGAGATATCGTTTTCTTCACATCGCCAGCGGCAGACAGGCCGAACTGAGTCAGCATCTGCTCGGTAGTCAGCCTGCCTCGCATGACCGCGCGCGATCCTTTAGCCAACGAGTCACGCCAAGCAGTTCGCTGCTCGGCAATGGTAGGCCGAAAGAATGGGCGAGATGGTATGCCTCCAGCTGGATAACCGAATTCCTGGATCGTCGCCACATAGGCAACAGGGGTGCCGTCTGCGTACTGTGAATGCGGGAAGAACCCCATTCGCGCTTGCTTATGGGCAAGATCCTTGATGGCCCTCTCAAGATCAGGGCGAGCACCTGGCTTGTGCTCGACCTTCATCTCCAGAGGCGCCCACGATTGGGGAAGCCGCCGCCAACACTGCGGAATGCGGAACGCTCAGGCCTGCCACCGACATAGAGCCCGCCAGCGCCGCAGCCAGACAAAAGCCCCATAGCCTGCAGGCCATACGGGCTCATCGTCAGCCAATAGGTGTAGCCATCCGTGGCAGGGGGAGCAGTAATCGATACCGAAACCTTGTCGATGCTGGCAGAGGTAACCATGCCGGTTCCACCGCCGCCGGCAGCCGCAGCAGTGCGCAGTAGCAGCAGATGAGCTGTGATCAGCTGCCAAAGCAGATCGGAGCACGCACAAGCATGCTCTGTGAAGAAGCACAGCGCATCGTCCGCCGCGCTCTGGATGGTGTCATCAGGATAGATGACCTCATCCGCAAACGCGGGGAACTTGACGCGGAAGGCCGCTATATCGAAGTCGGCCATGATGGCTTACTTCTGCTTCCGGTTTTCAACCGGCAGGTCTTTCTCTTCCTTGCCCTCGGCAAGCAGGGACTCTGCGGTATCCGGTGCAGATTTGTCGCGGCCAGTCATGTCGGCAGCAACGATATCGGGGTCAGCCTTGGCCTCAGAAACGGTAATGAATCCGTTCGCTACATGCAGGTTGAAAACCTTGTTGCGGCGCAGCTCGGACAGATCCTCAGCGGAAACCTTGGTCACCACACCTTGCGGGGTGAAGAAGCGCTTGTCCAGGATGTTGGCTTTGCCCTTTACCAGGATGGTGCTGCCCTTGATCGGCAGTTTGTTTGGGCTGTCGGCAACGGCGGTGTAGTTGGTGTACAGCTGGTCGTTGCTGAGAGTGGAATAGATGTAAACGTCTTTGTCTTTGCTCATGACCTTGACCTTGCCCTTGTTCGAGTGTGTATAAACTTTGGCCCCTTTACGGGGCCAGAGTTCATGCTAGCAGATCAGACGCCAGTATAGCGACCGACTGCCCACGGACGTTTAACCATCACGCCGGCAAGGGCGTTGGTGTAGTCCTCGACATAGGACTTGGCGCGCTGCTCGGTGCCCAGAGCCTGGAAGCGTGCGGGCACGATCTGGATGAACACGCGGCCATCATCGGTGCTGCCATCGTCCACATCTTCTGCGTAGATGTAGATAACGTTGGCGCCACCGTTAGCGCCGGTCAGTTCCGGGGACTCGACATAGCGGGTAGTCGGGTAGGTGGTAGCCATCCACTCGCCAACCGAGTTGCCGAACTCCGAGGTAACGCCCATGTACTGGCTGAAGCCGAGCGGCATAGCCATGGTGATAGCGTCGCCACCAGGACCAACCTTGATGTTGCCACCGGAGTTGTTCACAAGGTTGACGTGCATCAGGCGGATGTCCGCAGTGATCTCGAGGAAGTCCTTGGTAGACCACTCGGTATCGGTAGCGCCAGACGGAACGCTAACGTAGGCCGGCAGGTTCGGATCGTTCAGGAAACCGAAGACACGGGTGTCCGGGGAGTTGAAGCCGAAGAAGCCGACGCGGTTACGAGCGATGTCCAGGGACAGAGCTGCAGCGGCGCGCTTCTCGACAGCCATGTTCAG